ACATCCATGAATGGAATATCGTTAATGTATTCAAAAAACCAGAGATGCTCAGAGAAGAGGCAAAAACCCTTTTCTTTTCTTGGCTATATAACCCAGACTCAAAAGAGCTTGATGATAGCTTCTATGACCGTGAAAAAGTCCTTGACAAATATTATGATGGGGAGTATATTACTACTGTATTTGGCCGCCATATCAAGGTCAATAATTGGAAGGCATTAAATTACTTGGTTCAAAGTACTACCGCGGACCTTGTGATTGAGAGAGCCATCGCGATTGATAAAATGTTGGAAGACAAAAAGTCATTCATCTCACATATCGTACATGATGAGATAGTTGTTGATTTCGCCGACGAAGATAGAGAAATGATCACAGAAATGAAAGATATGTTTGCTAAGAATCGCCTAGGCAAGTTTGAAGTAAACCTGAAGGCCGGAAAGAATTACTATGATTTGGACAATTTAGTATTATGATTTCGATAGTTGGCATAGGAACAGGTGCATCCGCCATCGCTAGCAAGTTTAGAGATGTTACACAGTATGATGTATATGAGTTAAGTGATAAGTTTGCGAGAAGCAGCAAACGAAAGCACAAGCTCAAGAAGTTTAAAACCCCAGAAGAGTACGAAAAGAACGTCCCGAACCTCAAAGAATTCTTTAAGGATTTAAGAGAGACCGTCCAAGTATTTATCGTTGGTACATCTTATAGTTCAAACTATTCCCTTGGCATTCTTGAACAAATGAAGGACAAGAAGCTAGAAGTGTTTTATATTAAACCAGATGTTGACCTTGTGAATGGCGAACGCCGTCTTGTAGAGAACGTGGTTTTCGGTGTGCTGCAGGAATATGCCCGCTCCGGCCTTTTTGAGTCAATAACTGTTTTTTCGAACCTTGAGATTGAAAGGACACTTGGCGATGTGCCAATCAAAACTTACTACGATACTCTTAATTCCGCAATCTTCTCTGCGGTCCACTATCTCAATTACTTCACTCATGCAGAACCAGAGATCGGCCAAGTCGCGAAACCAGCTGAAATTAATCGTATCCGCACCATGGCCATACTAAATCCAAAAAATCTTCAAGAAAATTGGTTATTTCAGCTTGACACTGAGCGCGAACTGTGTTATTATATATGTGTGAATGAAGAAAGGTTAGCAACGGAGGGTGCCTTGCATAAGAAACTGGTTGATATTCTTAAGAAGAAACCGTCAAATGCATTTCGCAAGATTTCATATGCAATTTATGAGACCCCTCACAAAGATTTTGGGTACGTCGTGGCCCATACAAACACGATACAACAACAAAAGACTCTTGACAAAGTAGATTGAGAGTGTTACATTAGATGTTGAGGAACCGCTCAACATACTTTACCATAAACAATAAAGGAGACAATAAATGTCAATTAACATGGAACTAATGAGAAAGAAGCTTGCCACACTACGTGGTGAGGGAACAAGGGAACAATCAGCATGGTTTAAGCCCGATGAAGGAGACCAAGATATCCGCATCGTGCCGGCACCTAATGGTGATCCCCTTAAGGAGATGTACTTCCACTATAACGTGGGAAATCATCGTGGTGGCATCGTATGCCCCAAGCGTAACTTTGGCGATGAATGCCCGATTTGCGAGTTTGCTTCAGCACTATGGCATGAGGGAACGAAAACCAACGATGAAGAGAGCAAGAAGCTTGCTAAGTCGCTCTTTGTCCGAAACAGGTTCTTCTCACCAGTAGTGGTGCGAGGACGAGAAGATGAGGGAGTCAAGATTTATGGTTACGGTAAGCGTGCCTATGAAAACCTTCTGGGATACATCCTAGATCCCGATTATGGTGATATCACCGATACTCTTGAGGGCACTGACATCGCTCTCACATACACTAAGCCTACACAGCCTGGTGCATACCCCCAAACGAACCTAAAGATGCGTCGAAATACTTCCCCGCTCTTGGAAGACCGGGATGCTATCCCCGCCCTCCTTGATAGTATGCCAGACATTGACTCTCTATTCGAGCGTCAAACTCCAGAGCAAATCAATGCAATCTTAGATGAGCAATTAGCCGGCGATGGAAGCGCCGAGTCCCGTTCGACGGAAACAACACGTTATAGCAGTGGCAATAAAAATGATGTGGACCGAGCGTTTGACGAACTAATGGCAAACAAATAACAATATAAGTAGGTTCGTTTGATGCCGATGGCACCCCGGCAGTAAATAAATCGGGTGCCGCACTATTCTATACAACAAAGGAGACGTTATGGAAATGTTAAAATCGCTATGGGCTAAGTGGAGAGTCCATGTTAGTGTAATCGGTGGGGTACTTGTTGTCGCCACCGCGTATGGGACGTGTTCAGTTGACCCTGCCACAGTCTCGACAAACACAACGACAACAGGAGTAGTTCCTGTTGAAACGGTGGCATCACCGGATACTGTGCCAGAAGAAGGCACGGTTGATGTAGCAGCCACCACAGAAACCGTGACAACTACCGAGTAATAAATGGCCGCTGGCAGGCCGGCGGAAAGCCTGCCGCATTTTAAACACACCAAGGAGAGACAAAATGAGTAATTCGACACCGGAAACACTGGAAAATTTGATTACGATGCTTGAGGCAACGAGAGCGGACTATGCTAAGTTTTATAGTGACGGGAACAGTGCCGCAGGCACACGAATCCGTAAGGTTATGCAAGAGGTAAAGACTTCAGCACAAGCATTACGGTTACATGTCCAAGAAACCAAGAACACTTAGCTTGTTGGACAATCCCGCTAGCACACCGGTTAAAGTGTGCTGCTTTTTAACGTTTTCACAAGAGGAGAAATAATGAAGTTTATCTTACCTATCTTTGTTGTAATGGCACTTAGCGCTTGCGACGACAAAGAAGACGACACTGCAGCCGACACGGCCGCACCTGCAGAAGATACTGCAGCAGAGTAAACAAACAGCCGCTGGCAGACCGGTTAAAAGTCTGCCGCTTTTGCATATATTTAAAAAAAAGGAGAAGAAATGTCCCAGAAGACAGAAACAAAAAGCCACCGGATCATTTTTAGATTAGACGACAAGCTTATGGAGTCTATTCGGAACAGGAGCGAAAATAGCAATCAGCGGATATCCACTATTGTACGAACCGCCCTTGAGAATGAACTATATGGCGCTACTACGCCATCCACCTGATAAAAATCCCCGACCCCGCCGATGGTATCCCGGTTAAACAAATAGGATACCACACTTTTTAAGGAGAGGAAATGGCTAAAAAAGCTAAAGAAACAAAAGCCGGCCGAGTATCAATGCAAGACCTAATGAATCTTGTCAACAAGAAAGCCGGCCGCCATGTTGCACACGACCTAACTGGTGAGAATCCAACCGAGGTCAAAGAATGGATCTCCACAGGATCACGATGGCTTGATAGTATCGTCTGTAAAGGACAGGTAGCAGGTATTCCCGTTGGTAAGGTGTCTGAACTAGCCGGCTTAACCTCTACAGGCAAGTCATATATGGCAGCACAGATCGCTGCAAACGCCCAGAAACAGGGGAAGATTGTCGTTTACTTTGATTCAGAGTCAGCCATCGACCCTGACTTCTTAGAGCGCGCAGGATGCGACCTAGGCCGCCTAATGTATATCCAGGCAACCTCTGTGGAATTCGTGCTTGAGACAATCGAAGAATTACTTGGAGCATCGGAAGATCAGCTCTTGTTTATCTGGGATTCGTTAGCATTCACACCGTCAGTATCCGACGTTGAAGGAGACTTCAACCCGCAATCTTCGATGGCAGTGAAAGCGCGTATCTTAGCAAAGGGTATGTCCAAACTGGTCATTCCCATTGCAGACAAACAAGCAACACTGCTCGTTCTCAATCAGTTGAAGACGAATATCCCAAGCGGCCCGAATGCACGTATCATCGCGATGACAACCCCCTATATGACTCCTGGTGGGAAAGCCCTCCACTATTCGTATTCGCTCCGGATCTGGTTAACTGGCCGCAAGGCAAAGACAGCGTTTGTTGAAGACGAGAAAGGCTTCCGGATTGGCTCAGAGGTTAAAGCAAAGATCGAGAAGTCGCGCTTTGGCACCCAAGGCCGAAACTGTGCCTTCCGCATTTTATGGGGTACAGAGGACGTGGGTATCAATGACGAAGAATCGTGGTTTGACGCGGTTAAGAGTTCAGAGTACTTGAAGAGTGCTGGAGCATGGTATACTCTCACAATGCCTGATGGATATACAAAGAAGTTCCAGCCATCAAAATGGGCCGAGGTTATCAAGACCGATGAAGAATTCCGAAATAAGATTGTCCAGTTAATGGACGAAGAGGTGGTTCAGAAGTTTGATAAGCGAGTAGGCAAAGCAGAAGACTTTTACACAGAACCTGGGTAAAACACTTGACAGGAGCCCTCTAGCACGCTATACTATAGAGTATAGAGTCATAGGAGGGCCTTATGTCATCTACTGCAAAAGAGTATGAGTCGTTATACTCCGCCACCAAAACCCACAAGTATTCCGGAAAGATTCGTCGTTATATGGATCTAGCCAGGAGGACTGCGCAACAGTCAACATTCCCTGACTATCGGCATGGAGCAGTGCTAGTAAAGGGATCTGTTCGCAACGTATCCACGAACAAGAATAACTATTGTTCCTTTGGTTCTCGTTTCCAGAAAAACCACGAAGGACGTACTACCCTTCACGCAGAACTAGGAGCTATTCTAGGCGTCGACAGAAGTATTACAGAAGGTGCAACGGTTTATGTTGCGAGAATAGGAAAAAAAAACAACTACAAGATCAGTAAGCCATGTTCAATGTGTCATCAGGCACTAAAGTTTGTTGGAGTAAAAAGAGTAGTGTACACGATCAATAATAAGATCGCAGGGAGTTATAAACTATGAATATATTTGTATTACATACAGATCCGGAGAAAGCAGCCACAATGATGTGTGATAAGCACGTCATAAAAATGGCATTAGAAACGGCACAGATGCTGTGCACCATCGCTCATGGTATGGGTTACGATGGCGCCCCATATCGTTCAACACACAAGAATCACCCTTGCACCGTTTGGGCCGCCAAGACATCCTCAAACTGGAGTTGGTTGCTACGTCACGGATTTGCTTTATGTGACGAGTATACAAAGAGATATGGTAAGAATCATAAATCTAGAAAAGTCATAGAGTGGTGTAATCAACTCCCGACCACCCCCAAAAGCGGTCCACTAACACCCTTTGCTCAAGCCATGCCCGATCAGTATAGAAATGAGTGTGTTGTGACCGCTTATCGCGATTATTATGTGGGAGACAAATCCTCTTTCGCAACATGGAAAACACAAACACCAAACTGGTGGAGAGCATAATGAAAAGAGTATTGCTGATAGACAGCCTGAATATGTTTATTAGAGCGTATATCATGGATCCCAGCCTAACAATGGGGGGCAACCCGTGTGGCGGAATCAAGGGCACACTAAAAATCCTTCAAAAGTTAGTGAGAGAAACACGCCCTGATGAGATTGTATTCATCTGGGATGGACCCAACGGTTCCCAGAAGCGCAAGGCCATCAATAAAAACTACAAAGCCGGCCGTAAGCCAATCCGTCTCAACCGAAGTGTTAAAAACCTCACGGAAGATGAGGAGATGAAGAACAAGGTATGGCAGCAAATTCGCCTGATGGAGTATTTGAATGAAATGCCCATCATTCAGATAATACTTCCAGA